CTGTGGTCACAATTCTGGCTTTATTACCGGGTTCGGGTACTGTAAGCACCCGACATGGTATAGCCAACCCGGTATTATCCCACTCGCGGTACTTCAAGTACGCAACGACTAGGATTTGACTACCAATGGCTTCATCGAAGCCTTGGTAGTAAGGATGTTGATCCTTAAAGCGTTCTTCAGTGATTACATCACCGAAGGACACTTCGTCATAATGGTTGTAGGGCTCAGCCCTACACCAATGACGCCAACGAGGTCTCCCAGCGGGACACCTCATTGTTCCGAACGGAGTGAAGATTGATTCTTCCTCCGTCGGTACGACAGTCACTACTTCCAGTAGTGCCTCTCGTATTTCCTTCCCGCGACCACCGTCTTTGACAGTGGCGTAGAAGGAACCCGCACTACTCAGAGAGATGTGCGGGAGGCCAATGCTGGGACCCCCAGCAAGAAGCCTACACTTTTCACCTACGCGCTCAGCGCATAGTTGAAGAGTGGTCAACCATTCGTCGGAGCCATTATATGGCTCTTCGATGGTTGTGAAGAAGCGTTCAAGAGACTTGGACGCCGCTTTAGAGTCCCCCGTCACCATGTGACGGGTGGATGTCAGGTGAGCAAAGCGCTCGGAGAGCGTCTTACTCACCTTTCCGAGGATCATCTCCAGTACCTGGGGATGCCCTCGAAGGGACCGGTAAACATAGTTTTCCGGTCCCGGTAAAGATAGTGCTGGGCTCAGCCCGGCATATCTGTTGTAAAGGAAAGAGCAGAACTCTTTCCAATACTTCATGATGTCACCTACATTGTAGGTGCCAACATAGATGGTCTTACGAACTAAGTTCATGACCATCTTCCGACCCTGGACGTTATCCCTCTGGAATATCGCCGGGTCGAAAAGCAGTAGGGAATCAAAGATTCCATTAACCGTATCTTCGATACGGAGAATCTGCGAACGAGGTCTGCGAAGGAATATCCTAGCAGATTTAGCGGAGAGGCCGTACCTACTTTGTAGGAAGGCCGCCCGCTTTTCTATCGCGGGCTCCCTCAGGGAGCCGCGGCAGAATTTCGATCCTCGATACTTTATATCGAAGATCGAAAAGCACTTTTTCCCGAGGACATAGTCCCCATTTGGGAAAGTGCGGGGTTGATATCCCTTTGGGATACCGACCCCCTTAATGCCATCATCCAGACTGGATCCCGAAGGAGTCCAGCTGGTAGATGATGTCATAAAGGCTGGTGTGTCACTTAGTGACAAAAGTTTTTTTGAGACAAAGTCTCAAACCAGCCTGTCTGATGGCATTAATCGCCGGGAGGCCTTCGGGCTCCGGACGAATGTCACAGGAAGGGTGCCTGTACTTTAAGTACAGGCATCCCATGCAAAGCATCGTCGAGGGCACTCTTGTAGATGTACCCTCGATCGGATACAAATTGGAACTCCTCAGGATATCCCACTTTGTAGAAGAAAGCTGGTGGCCGAGTCGGCACCAGTTCTCTGAACGCGTCGCGGGTGAGACACCCGTTACCGCGGTACGTCATATCCCAAAGTTTGGCATAACGACGTTTAAGGGGCTCCGTATTGTATGCGGAGGCCCTCTCCGTTCCAAGGAGAATCTCCTTGAAAAGGATAGGACGCATGAGTTCATCAATGATGTCCTCTTCGCCCTTCCAACCGTCTGACCATGCAATGTCAGCGGTTTCTTTTGCCGATTTTGACCCTTTTGGGTCAAACGCGGCACGAATCTCCTTCCACGTTGCACGCGGAAAGGAGGTTTTAACGACCATTTCTACATGGTCGTTCATCAGGGCTACGTCTGACTCTGCCAGGCGATACCCCCGATAGCTATAATTCGAAAGAAACTTTCGAAGTAGCTTCGCGTCTTCGTGCCCAGAGGGCACGTCGTCGCGAACCCGTTCCATAATGCCCTTTGTAAGGACTGGAACAAGGTCATATAGCTCGTCGATTTCATCGGCGAGGTATAAATCAAGCCCCCCCCATTGGGTTGGGAGCATGAGTTGCCAGTAGACTCCTGAGGAGCGCTCTGGCAGTAGTGACCCCATGCGCTGCATGAAGCGGTCACGTACCATGTGGAGCCATTTCCTGTGGAAATGGTCCACATTCATCCATTTGAGGGTCCGTCCTAAGGACAGCCCCTTTCCAATGGCTATGTTCCGCTCCGAAGACACTTCAAATGCCTTCGTGAGCGGAGAGAGAAGCCGTACCTTTATCGAATCGACAAAGGGCGACTTCTCGTATCCCTCCGTGCTATCATTGATATCACGGACGGAAAAGCCCCCGAGTAGCGGTGCTACCTCGAGGACTTTCTCACAGTATTTCACGACTCTGTCGGAAATACCGTGTTTGCCCAAAGAAACTTTCGCGCCAGAGGCGCGGCAGTTCCTGCTTATGTTAAGCAGGTAGGGCTTAGGGCCACCTGCGAGATGATCATCACCTCCCAGATGGTAGGAACGCCAACCCGGCTCCTTGAAGAAGCGGGTTTGCATTGAAATGCCAAGGAATTGCCGCATTGCGGCCTCCTCCATGACGAGACCTTGGATGGTGAGTATCCCCTTCGTAAGGGGCTCTCCCATCATTATGCCTCGAGTTTGTTTCTCAGAAACAAATCCCGGTGCTGTAAAACACCGGTCGCTCACAACGAGCGAGAAGCATATATTTGTCAATTTGGTGTGGATTCCACACCCTTTGACAAATCCCGTTAGAAGTCGGGCTCCGACTTCCTTCGGGATACAGTCAGTAGCCTCAGAGAGGTCTGAACTGAGGACTGCACTTCCCTTTGGGAACTGCTTTCCCTGAAACAGATACAGTGCCTGCCAGGCCTGATCTGTTTTCATGAGTGAGCTCCGAGAACTCGGATGCTTACTCAACATATTCTTCAAAGCATGAGCTGTGCTCTGCTGGAGAATATTAAGCCAGAATGGGCCTGTGGTCACAATTCTGGCTTTATTACCGGGTTCGGGTACTGTAAGCACCCGACATGGTATAGCCAACCCGGTATTATCCCACTCGCGGTACTTCAAGTACGCAACGACTAGGATTTGACTAC